TCGGCCGTGGGGTGCAGGATGATGTAGTGCATGCCCACGACGAGTTGGTGCGGGCCGGCGGTGCTCAGCTCTTGCTGGGGCATGGAGTAGGGCGAGCCGGTCAGCTTCCAGCCGGTGGGGTCGCTGGCTGGGTCGGTGGCGCTGGCGGTGGTGCCGGCGGGGATGCGCCGGTAGGTCAGCAGCGACAGGGGCGACCAGACGCAGGCGCCTTGCGCGTAGTTGCCGGCCACCCACTTGGCGGCGCCGGCGACCACGGCGGCGTTTTGCGCGCTGGTGTTGGCGGCGGCCGCTGCGGACTGGGCGGCGTTCTTGTTGCCCTCCATGGATGCCAGCGCCTCTTGAAAGCTGCCGGCCAACCAGGCGGCCAGGCCAGACAGCCAGGTGTGAAACCCGGCCGTCCAGTTGAGCCAGGCGTCGGTCTTCAGGTCGAACGCGTCCTGCGCGTCGGTGCGCCGGTTGGGGATAGCCGGCGACGCGGGGGGCGCGGCCGGCGGCGGGGTGTAGCTCATTGCTCAAGTCCTTCTATGGTCAGGGTGCAATCGGATATGCCATGCGCCACCAGCACCTGCTCGAAGCCGGTGATGTAGCCGTAGCTGGTGAGCGCGTTGTAGCCACGCGCGCCAAACCACACGACGGGCTTGGCGCGGTAGGCCACGATGAGGTTGCGCGTGCGCTCGTACTGCGTGCCCGCTATGAGCACCTGCAGCTTCATGCGGTCGCTGTAGGCGCCTTGCTCGGCGCGCCAGCCGCCCCACTCGTCGCGTTTTTTAAGGCTCCAGTCGTCAAAGCCGATGCTGGGGCGCCACTGCGTATTGCCCAGCCAGATGGAGCGGCCGATGACTACCTCGGCGCAGCGCGCCGTGCCGCCGGGGTTGCGGATACGAACCGTGATGCTGGCGCCGGTGTAGGCGGGCAGGCCCGAGACCAGCAGCTTGGCCTCGCGCTCGATGGGGGCGAAGAAGTAGCCCCAGTGGCTGCCGCCGCTGGGCTGCAGCAGCAGTTGCTCGCCCGAGTCGAACAGCGCACCGTTGACCGGGTCGGTCATGGTGACCTGCACGCTGTAGGCCTGCAGGCCCAGGAACTGGATGTCGGTCACCACGCGTCCGGGCGCGACGGTGAATTCGATCAGGTCGGCGTTCTCGGTGCTGGTGCCCAGGCTGGCGTCGAACATGCGCAGGCGGTTTTCCACGCCACGGTTCTGCCACTTGCCGGTGGTGGTGGCCGGGTCGTTTCCCAGGTTGCCCGCCGCCATGCTGCGCCAGATGACGCGGTTGGCGTCGATGATCTCGGCGCCCAGCGCGTAGGTGGTGCCGGCGGCCCAGGCGGGCAGCGCGCTGGCGGCCACGTTGGTGGTCATGTTGGCCAGCGTGACGGCCATGGGGGGCAGAAAGCCCATGCCGTAGGTGAAGCTGCCGGCGCTCATACAACAGCCTCCACGCGTTGCTTGACGCCGATGGCGTCGCCCTTGCGGGCCAGGTTTTCCATGGTTTGCAGCAGCTCGATCTGGCGCCGGCCGATGGCGTAGCCCTGGGCCAGCAGCTCTTGCAGCAGGCGCGTCACGTCGGCGCTGGCGCCGCCTTGCAGGCCGGCGAGCAGCTGCTGCGTTTGGCCGGCGTTGTAGATGCGCGCGGGGCCGGTCACCTCCAGCTCGGGGCCATCCTCCCCCACCAGGCGCAGGCCGCCGGCGTGCTGGCCGCCACGCGCAAAGCGCGGGATGCCGGCGCCGTCGAACAGCTTGCGCACGTCCTCTTCGGGCAGGCCATAGGCCTTGGCGATGTCGGCCTGCGTGATGCCCGTGCCGTAGACGGCCGCATTGATGTGCTGCAGGACAGACTTGTCTTCGTGGCCCAGGCCCTTGGCGCTGCCCAGCGCAAGCTGCTGGCCCACGGTGGCGCGCACGGCGGCGTCCTTGTCGTAGGTGCCGCCGCCGGAATCGCCGCCGGGGCCGGAGCCGCCGATGGCAAAGCCGGCGCCGGGCTTGGCGCCGCCGTCGGCCGCGTCCTTGTTCTCGGCAAACAGCTTGTCGTAAAAGGCCTTGACGGCGGCCTCCACGCCCTGCACGGCGACGGTGTTGCCGCGCGCCTCGTCCAGCGCCTCGCGGCCGGTCTTGATGAGCAGGTCCAGGCGCTCCACCTCATTCTTGGCCTGCTGCAGCAGCAGCTCGTCGGTGGTGAGCTGCGCATCGCCCACGTCGCCCAGGGCGTCGAGTTTGTTGGCCAGGATCAGCTGGGCGGCCTCGTAGTCCAGGCGGCTGCTGAAGGCATCGGTGCCCATGCCGGCGCGCGCGTCGGTGATGGCTTGGCGCAGGCCCTCGGCATCGGGCAAGTAGCCCGTGCTGCGCGCGGCCGTGAGGGCGTTGTCGATATAGGCGCCCGCCTGGGCGGCCGTCATGGCGACGGTGCTGTCCACCAGGCCGCGCAGCTCGCGCGCCTGGCTGCGGGACAGATCCACCACGGCGCTGGCGCTGGCCAGGCGCTCCTGGCGCAGCGCCATCTCGGCCTGGGCGGCATCGCGCGCGGCGGCGATGGACTTTTGCATGGCGGCCCAGGCGGCGTCGGTGGCCGCCTTACGGGCATCGGCCTGGGCCTTTGCGGCGCGCTCGGTTTCAGCGGCAGCATCCTGGGCCGACCGCGTGATCTGTGCGAAGGCGGCTTCCAGGCTCAGCAGCCCGGCCACATTGGAGGCGCCGGCAGCGCCCAGCGCTATGTTGGTATTAACCAGGGCGCGCAGCTCCTCGCGGGACTTCGGCAGCTCGTAGCCCAGCTCCGCGAAGGATGCGGTGAGCTGGCGCGTCAGGGCCTCGGTGCGCTCGGCCTCGGTGTAGTAGTTCTGGTAGTAGCTATTGGTGAGGCTGGCGAGGTTCTCCGCCCCGCCCGTGGCCTTGAGCAGCGCGGTGATCGCGTCGTTGGCGTAGCCCGCGAAGCCCTGGATGTTGTTGCCCAAGGACGTGAACAGCGCCTGGATCTGACCGATCTGCTGCACCACGGTGCCAAGCGTTTCCAGCGTGGGCGAGTCGCCCAGCGCGTCCAGCATCTCGCGCGCCCAGTCGGCGTCGCCGATGGCCGTCGTGAGGGCGTCGCGGGCGCTGGCGGCGATGGCGGCCAGGTACTGCTTGTGGCCCTCTTCGCCGTCCCCGAATTCCTTCGGAGCCCAGCGGCCGGTTTGGGTGTCGGCCCAGTTCAACACGACCTTGTCGCCGAGCCTGACCATGAGCGAGCCCCAGGCGCCGTCCTTGCTGGAGTCGTCTGCGAACGCGGTCGCGGCGAAGTAGCCCGCCTGGGTGCCGAAGGACTGCGCGGTAGCGTCCAGCAGGCCGACGAGGGTCTGCGCGATGGAGGCGCTCTGCTGTTCGACGCCCTGGTCGTAGTAGCGCGAGTTCACACCGAACGTCAGGCCCTGGTCGAGCACGCCCAGGCCCGTGGTGGTGCCGCCCGCCGCGCTGTAGCTGGCCGCGCCGCCGATGTGCGGCGTCGAGCCCTTGAACGCCCCGCCGAGGCCGGCGAGCAGCGCAACGCCAGCCAAGGCCCAGCCCCATCCGGGGATGGCTCCCAGGGCGCCGAGCACGCTGCCAGAGGCCGCAGCGCCGCCCGTGGCCGCAGCACTGGTGCCCAGGCCCGCACCGATGGCCCCGGCGCCCGCGCTGCCCGCCGTGAGGCCCAGGCCCGAGCCGCCCAGCGACAGGCCCAGGCCGGTACCGGCAGCTGCCGCGCCGGAGCCCATGCCCAGCCCCGCGCCGATGCCGGCGCCGATGGCGCCCGCGCCAGCGCTGGCGGCCGACAGGCCCAGGCTCGTGGCGGCACCGCCCAGGCCTAACCAGCCGCCCGCCGCCGTGAGAGCGTTGCCCAGCACGCTGTTGCCGAGTGAGTAGAGGCTGCTGGCGTTGCTGGCCATGCCGAGCAGATTGCCGCTGCTGCTGCCCAGGCCCACTGCATTCAGGCCTTGTTGCACGATGCCGTTGATCGCCACAGAAACGGGCGTCATCACCGCGCTGATCGTCGGGCGCAGCACCATGGTCTTGAACAAGTTGACCACAGTGTCGGCCAGGTTCTCGGCAGCCCCCTTGCCCGATTCGAACCCACGCATGAGCGCGTCGGTCAGACTGCGGTTGATCTCGTCCGATGCCCGCGCCATGTAGGACTCTTGCGCCTTGGCGACTGCTGCGGCGCTCTCGATGCGCTGGGCTTGCAGCACTTTCTCGCGCAGTACCTGCTTCTCGTCGTCTGTCAACGCCTTGGCGTCGATGGCCGCGAGTTCCTTGGCGTACTTCAACTCGACTTGGCGCTGCGCGACGATCTTCTCGCGCTCCAGGGCCGTGAGGCCCGAGAGGGCCTGTTCGTCCGCGTACGTCTTCGCCAGCTCCTGCGCGCCGCGCAACAGTTCGTTGACATGCTGCTCGGCGGCCTTGTAGTCCGTCCCCTGCAGCGAAGCGACGTAGCGCTTCTGCGCGGCGATCTTCAACTCCAGTGAGGCGATGTACTTCGGGTCGAAGCTGTCGCTGGCCTGGGCCTCGGCCATCTGGTGCTCCAGTTCGGCCAGCGTCATCTGCTCGATCGCTGTGCGGCCCTTGCCGAACACGGAATTCGCGGCCTCCTGCGCGGTGGCACGCTGGGTGATGGCGTCCGAATCCTTGAACGTGGTGTCGATCAGGGATTGGTGGGCTTTGAGGGACTTCTCCAAGCCGTCATTGCTGCGCAGCTGCACGCCCAGGGCGTCGGCGATGGCTTGCTTCTCGCGCAGGCGGGCGGCGGTCTTGACGTCGGTGACGCGCGCCAGCTCTTCTCCGATCTTGAGCGATTCGCGCTCGCCCGCGTTCAGTTCGGACGCGCCTGCGCCCAGCGTGGCGAGCTGCTGGCCGTACAGCCTGGCGGCTTCCAGCTGACCCTGCAGGTTCGCAAGCTCGGAGTCGGAGACCTTGATGCCGCCCGCGCCGGCCGTCTTCTTGTCCTTGTACTTCTCGTTGATGCCGGCCAGCAGCGCGTTGTATTCCTCGGTCGATAGCTTGAGGGTTTCGCGGTCGCGGTCGAGCTGGTCGATTTCCTGCTTGCGGATCTCGGCCTGGGTGCGCACGTTTTTCTTGAGCGTGTCGATGCGCTGGCGGGCGGCGAGCTCTATCGCATCCGTGGCCTGTTTTTCGGCACGTATCTGTGCCTGGGCTTCCTCCGCCTCCAGCGGCGCGGCCTGGCTGTACAGATCCGAGAGCTGCTTCTTGAGGCGCTCGATCTGCGCCGCGCGCCCACGGCCGCCTGCGCCGGTGGCCGCGCCGCCGCCCGTGCTGTCGAAGCCGGTGCCCATCAATAAATCATTGAGCTGACTGTTGGTCTCCTCGATCTTGGCGCGCACGTCGGACAGCGTGGCGGCGCGGCCGACGTTGAGCATGGCGTCCCACGCGCGGCGAGCGGTGTTGCCGAGGCCCTCCCACAAGCGCTCCAGCGTGCCCAGGTTGGAGCGCAGCTCGGCAGTGCGCTCGGCCATGGCGTTGGCGTAGGTGCGCTGCGCCAGGCTTGCGGCTTCCTCCTGCTTGCCCTGGTCCTGGAGCGCCTTGATCTGGCTATAGACGGCCTCCGTGAGGTAGTGGTACTGCTCATTGAGCTTGAGGCTGGCCTGCACGGGCGCCTTGCCCAGTTCCTCCAAATGCTGGGCCGTGGTCTTGATGGGCTGGCCGACGCGGCGCTCCAGGTCCATCGCGACGGTGGCGAACTGCTGGAGGTTCTCTGATGCGATGGCGCCGGTGCCGGCCAGCGCGGTGAGCGACTCGGCTGCCGCGCCCTGGGTGCCGGAGATCGCGCTCATGGCGCGGGCCATGTCGGTGAGCTGGTTGACCGTGGTGTCGGCCGCGTTGCCCGTCATGACGATGGCCTGGCGGTAACCGTCCGCCTCGCGGCTGCCCTGGTAGTAAGCAGCTGCTCCCAGGCCCGCAGCGCCTGCCAGCAAACCAATGCCAGCGACCGTAGGCGTGATCGCGCCCAAAACCGCGCGCAGCGCATTGCCCACGCCGCCGAAGCTGTCCTTGATCTGGCCGCCCTGCTGGATGGCGACCATCCAGATAGGCATGCCGCTCGCCATGCTGGTGACCACGTCGGTCATCTGCATAGGCAGCATGCGCATGGCCATGGCGTGTTCCTTGGCCGACAGCGCGCCCACCCGGTTGGCGCTGGCGCCTTGCTCCAGCGCGCGGATGTACTGCTCGGCGCCCTCGGCAACGCCGAGCTGGGCGGCGCGGTAGCGCATGACCTCGGCTTGCGTCTTGCCCTGCAGGGCGGCCTGGTCGCGCAGGCCGGCGAGGAAGCTCTCCTGCGCGGCGGCGGACTGCTGCTTGGCGGCGGCGTTGGCACGCTGCGCGGCTTCCTCTGCGCGGGCGCTCTCGGCGGCGAGCTGCTGCGCGGCACGCTGGTTCTGGAGCTGCAGGATCAGGGGCGCGGCCTCGGCCGCAACGCCGGCCTGGGCGGCGCGGTAGCGCAGCAATTCTTCGGTGGACTTGCCCGTGGTGGCCACCTGATCGCGCAGCGCCGCCAGCATGGCCACGCCTGCGGCCTGGTTGGCCTGCGCTGCTGTGGCGGCTGCGCGCAAGCCGTTGCCCATGGCCTGGGCGGCTGTGTCGGCGGCCTGCACCTGCTGGCTGAAGCTGGCCGTCGTCTGCCCTGCGCGCGTGAGTTCGCCCGTGTACTGCGCGGCGTCTGCAGTGACTTTCAGACCAACGTTGAATTGGGTGGCGCTCATGCAGTGGTGCGGGTTCTAAAGGTGGCTGGTCAGTCGCGCTGGTTGCGCAGGGGCTTGGCTTCGGCTTCCAGGATTTGCACCTGCAGGAACACGTCGCGCCGCTTGCTTTTCTTCACGCCCAGCAGCTCCATGGTGGCTACCAGGCTGGCATGGTCTATGCCCTCGTAGTACACGCCGCCCAGGCCGGCGACGATGCGCCACTGGTTCCAGGTGACCACAAAGCATTCCCACGCGGGCCACAGCTCGGGGGGCAGCTCGTAGTCATCGGGCTCGGGCGCCCGGGCATCGTCATTGGCGGCCTGGCGCGCCTGGGCCGGGTCGGCGCCCAGCTGCTGCCACTGGGCGCGCAGCTGGGCGTCTTCGTGCTCGGCATCGTGCTGGGCCCACCTTGCGTTCAGGAGCCAGTGGCGGGCGGCTCCGCGGAGTTTTTTTCCACGGCCTTGGGGTCCAGCAGCGCGGCTTGGGCGTCCATGTGGCCGCGCACCAGGGCGGCCTCGAAGCCGTCCCAGTCCTCGCACAGCTGCTCCTTCATGGCGGGCGTGTAGGTGATCGCCTGGCCGGTCTTGTCGCGCAGGTCCCAGTCCACCAGCAGCGCGGCCAGAAACTGCGCATCGGTGATGGGCTCGGCGGCCAGGTCGGCCTCGATCTCGGTGCGCTCGCGCGCGGTGAAGTTGCAGTCGGGTGCATCGAGCTGCTTGCGGAGGCCGGCGCGCAGGTCGGGCGTGAGGCGGCTGGCGCGGATGCGGCGGTCCAGCGCCTTGCGCTCGGACGTCTTCAGGCGCTGGTAGCGGGCGCGGCACTGGATCAATTCGGGCTGGCCGTCGTCGCCGATCAGGCGGAAGGTGACGGGCGCCCAGAAGGCAACGGAGGCGAGGACAACGGTCATTTTTTTGGTCAGTGGTAAGTAGTGAGTGGCAAGTGGTGCGTGGCGGGGTGGCGGATGGAGGGTGCGGTATTCACCACTTGCCATTCACCATTCACCATTTTGGTCAGTGGTAAGTAGTGAGTGGCAAGTGGTGCGTGGCGGGGTGGCGGATGGAGGGTGCGGCATTCACCACTTGCCATTCACCATTCACCATTCACCAGTACAAGATCAGCAGGCGATGGCCCATTCGTCGTTACCCGCGTCGCTGGGTATGAAGCGCAGCGGCACGGTGATCATCTGGATGCCGTCCTGGTCGCTGAAAGATGGCTTGCCGATCTGCGCGCGCGTGGCGCTGATGCTTACGGTGTTGGTGGCGCCCTGGCCGTGCTTGAGCGTCAGGGCCACCTTGGCGCTGGTGCGGGCCATCTCGATCCAGTTCCTGGTGGCCACGCTGGTGTTGCGGAAGGTGACGCTGCCGGTGCTGGCGCGGCCGGTGATCTCGGTGGTGTCCACGTTCATCAAGTCTTGCTTGACTACGCTGTTGCCGAAGTCGAAGGCAAAGCTGTTGCAGGCGGCGTTGAAGCCGTCCAGGCTGAGCGTGGTGTTGAGCGCGTTCACGCCCAGCGGCCGCAGGAACTTGCTGTAGTTCACGGCGGGCATGGCGCCCATGTCTTCCACGGGCAGGAAGGAGCCGGTGAACTCGAACTGCCACTTGGGGATTTGCTTGGCGTCTACCTGCGCCTTGACGTTGGCGCGCGCGCCGGCCATTTTGTAGAGCAGCTTGTCCACCACGGCGTAGATGGTGACGCTCTCGATGTTGTCGGTGACCGGGGCGAACACGGTGCCGGCCGCCGGGTTGGGCGCCGGGGTGTTGGTGCAGCTGGCGGCGCAGGCGCGCAGCAGGGTGGCCCAGCCGGGCAGGTCGCCCTTGACGGCCACGCCGGCAAAGCCGACGCTGAAGGCGATCTTGCGGTACAGGGTGACCAGGGCGGTCTCGCTGGCGCCAAAGTAGGGGCGAATCACGCCCTGATCGACCTCGTCGCCCTCGATGGGGGTGAGGGTGACGTCGGACACCTCGATGGCGTCGGCCGCCACGGGCACGACGATGGCGCCGGCCGTGGCCTCGATGGCCACCAGGACGGCCATTTTCTTGATGAATTTGGGGGTGCTCATGGCGGCTCCTTAGCTCGTTTCGGTGGGGTTGGCGGTGGGGTTGGCGGTGGGGTTGGCCGTGGCGGCCTGGGTTTGCTGCACCAGGGTGCGGCGCCCGTCGATCACGGTGTACAGGCCGCCCTGGCCGTGCGCGGCGTCGGCCTGCGGGGGCTGGGTCACGGCGGCGGCCGGCTCGGCGGCCGGCTCGGGGGTGGGTTTGGTGTTGCTCTTAGTCACGGGCTGCTCCAGTAGCCAGAAAATCCATATTCGTCAGACCACCACAGGCGGCCATCGCCCTCGAACTGCACCAGCTCGCCGCCCACGAACAGCACCGGCTCGCCCATGGACGCATCGGGCACGAAGCCGATCAGGGCCTGCTTGACGCGCTGGCGCAGCGTGACCAGGCCCACCACTCCAGCGGCGCCCGCGTCGCCCATCACGTCCACCACCTGCAGCACGCCGAACAGGCGGTGCTCGATCTGGTCGGGGGTGCCGGTGTGCTCCAGGCCCTGGCCGCGCTCGGACAGGGGCAGCAGGTACAGGGCCGGCGTGGCACGGCTGGCGCGCAGGGCGGCGTCCAGGCCGGGGGCCTCCTCGATCTCGCGCAGCGGCAGATCGGCGAGCTGGTCGCGCAGGCGCTGCAGGATGGGTTCCAGGTCCATGGCGATCAGCGGAAGGCGTGCAGCTGCGCGCGGCCAAAGACGGGGGCGGCGCCCTCGAAGCGCACGTCGGTGCCGCCGGCGCCGGCGGCCTGCACCGGGTCGCCCTCGCCCAGGCTGAATTTGCCCGCGGCCAGCAGGGCCAGCAGCCGCAGCGCGTCGCGGTAGTCGCGCGCCACGGGGTCTTTGCTCTCATCGACCATGCGGTCTTTGTTGAGCAGGTAGCGCGTGATGGCGCGCGCCCATACCGAGACCATGCTGCGCCCGGCGCTGCCCGCGGGCAGCTGCAGCGGCAGCGCGTAGCCGCGTTGCGCCAGGTGCCCGTCGATCAGCGCACCGGCCTCGGCCACGGCGTCTTGCACGCGCGCCAGCGCCGCATCGGCCGCGGCCACCTCCTCGGGCGTCCAGCGGTCGCGGTCCAGGCCGCGCAGCGTGGCGTCCATGAGCGCGTCGTCGCGCACCATCTGGTGCGGCAGGCTGGCGGTCTGGGCGATCTCGCGGGCGCCGGGGCGCTCGGCCAGGTCGGCGGGAGTGATGTAGGCCATGGCGTCGGGCGTGCGGCGCTTAGCCGGCGTCGGCGGGCGCGTCCACCAGCTGGGTGACCAGCATGGGCTCGGTGGCCAGTTGCTGGCGCTGCTCTTCGGTCAGCTCATCGAGCGCCACGGTGCTGGTGCCATGCCATTCGCGACCGGCGCGGCGAAAGCCGTCGCGCTTGGCAATGACCTGCAGCAGCTGGCGCTTGGCGCCTTCGGTGGTGGCGGTGGGTTTCTGGGTTGCCATGTCTTGCAGTCCTTTGAAAAAACGTTGCTACTCAAGCCTTGAGCCAGGGGCACACGACGACCTTGGACAGGCCGCGCATGACGTTGCTGGCGCCGTTGGCCAGGCGCTCGGCCTGCACCACCTCCAGGGCCTGCCGCTCCAGGCTGGGCGGCACCCACAGCTCGGCGCTGCGGATGACCAGCGGCTGGCCGTTGTCGCCGGTGATGGACTGGTGCGCGGCGCGCGCCAGGCCGTAGTTGTTGGCGTCCAGGGTCTGCTTGCTGGCATAGGCCAGCTGCCACAGGCCAAAACCCACGTTGCCCCGGCCGTCGGCGCCCCAGACAAACTCATTGCGGCTGAACACGTTGTCGTCGGTCAGGCTGGTCTTGGCCTGGAAGGCGTAGTCGCGGCGCTTTTGGTAGATCAGGGGCTTGAGCACCTTGGTGGTGTCCAGCAGGTACCAGGCCGTGCCGCTGCCGCCCTGGAAGTTGCTCACGCTCACCTGGTTGCCACTGGGGCCCACGGGGTGGTCGGTGTCAAAGAAGTACTGGCCGTCGTAGCAGGGGGTGGTGAAGCCGGCGTTGAGCAGGCCGAACACCAGCTCATCGGGGTGCAGCGCGGCGTCTTGCCCCAGCTGCTCGATGACGGGCTTGTACACGCCGTACTGGTCGTCGTCGATCTCGTCGCGGCTGACGCTGACGGTGTTCTCGAACGTCTTGTTCTTGATGGCGTAGTCGTGCTGCACCAGGTTCTGGTACTGGCGCTCGCCGATCCATTCACGGAACTTGGTGATCTTGCCCAGCCAGCCGTACTTGGTCTCGGCCGTGGTGCTGGGCACCAGCGTGGCCGCCTGGCTCCACATGGGGGCGGCGCTGGCCAGGCCGCCGGCAAAGGCGGCGCTGAAGGCCTGGTTGAGGATGGCGAGGTTGCCGTGGTTGATGATCATGGGTGAAAAACTCCGTTGCGGTGCGTGGTGGGTGATCAGCGGAAGGCGACCCAGACGCCGTCGGCATCCACGTCGAACACACGGCCGGCCACGCTGCGGGTGTTGCCGCCGTGGGTCTTGGCCACGGTCTGGTCATCGACCATGTAGCAGTCGGCGCCGACGTCGGCCAGGGTGATGGCATCGGCCGCGGCGCTGTTGGCAAAGCGCGCGGGGCGCTTGTCCACCATCACGCGCAGGGCGCCGGCGGCGCCGCCCTGGTTGTCAGCCAGCTCCAGCGACGAGCCCACGCACTTGAGCGTGGTGCTGGTGGCGCCGGGCACGGCATGGCCGGCGGCGCTGATGGCCACCAGGGCGCCGGCGAAGATGCGCACGCCGGCGGCCACGGGTGGCTCTATGCGCTGGCCGTCGCGGCGCAGGGTGTTGCGGTCTTGGGTGAGTGCGGGCATGGGGTCTCCAGATCAGGGGGGGGGGGAACGGGCCGCGCTCAGGCGACGGCCAGGGCCGCATGGGCCTTGCGGTAGGCGTCGGGGGCAATGCCCATGGCGCCGCACACGGCCAGCTCGGCGGCAGACAGTTGCGCTTCGCCGCCGGCGGTGCCCGTGGGCGGCTTGCCGCCGGTCTGGGGGCCGGCCAGCGCGGCAATGGGCTGGGCCGTGGCCAGGAAGGCGGTGAGCGCGGCCACGTCTTTCTTGCCCAGGTCGCGCGCCCAGGATTCCATGGCGGGCAGCAGTCGGCCGTCGGCCAGCGCGGGGGCGATCAGGGCGGCCACGTCGGCCTCTTGCTGGCGCGCGGTGAGTGCGGCAATTTGCGTTTGCAGCTGCTGCACGGCCTGCACGGGCACGAACCGGGCGGGGTCGGGCTCGCCTGCCTGGGCCAGGCTGGCGCAGGCGGCGGTAACGGCGTCGGCCGTGGCGTCCTGCGGCAGCCGCAGCGCGGTACAGGCGGCCGTGGCCACGCCGGCGCGCGCCTGCAGCGGCTGCAGCGGGCCAATGGCCGACAGCGCGGCCATGGCGGCCGCCTCGGTGGTGGACTCGGGCAGGCCGAGGGCGGCGAGCAACGCCTTGAGCAATGGGTTCACAGGGGGCTCCTGAGGGGTGGGAATAAAGGCCGCCGTGGCGGCGGCCAGCAGGGAAAGCGGCTGCATGCCGTGGATGCCGGGGTCGTTGGTGAGCGCGCCCATGCGGATGGCGAGCACCGTGCCGTCATCGGTCGAATACTCGAACACCGGACTAAAGTACAGGTACTCGCCCGCATCAATGGCGGCGCGGGCGCGGGCCGTGAGCGCCACGGCGCCGAAAAGGCCCTCGCCCTCCACCCAGCGCAACCCCTGCAGCCAGCCAGCGGCGGGCGCGGACTGGCCGTTCTTTTCTTTGTGCAGGGTCTGGTGCTCGTAGTCGATCACCACGGGCTGGCCGCGCGCGGCGTGGCGCGCAATCACGGCCTGGGCGCTGGCGGCGTCGATGCGCCAGGCGGGCACATCCATGGCGCGGCCATCGGCCGGGCCGAAGCGGCCTGCCGGGGTGAACTGGATCAGGGTCAGGCCGCCGGGCTCGGCCTGGGCGGCGCTCAGGCTGTAGGCGCATGCGGCCACCGCCACCGCCACGGCCGTGGTGGCGGCGCTGGCGCTGCAGACGGCGATGCGGGTGGCGGTGTGGCGAGGCATGGCGCCATGGTGGCGCGCATGCCCTGCCGGGGCGAGTAAAGCGCTTTAGTTTTTAGCGGGGTGGAGCGCCGGCATCTTGCCGGCATCCGGGGAAAGCCGGCGGGACGCCGGCGCTCCAGTCAGTCCAGCAGCCGGCCCTGGCGCTGGGCAAACTGCTCTTGCTGCCAGGCGCCCACGATCTGGCGCACGCGCATCTCGGTCAGGCCGTATTCGCGCGCCAAGGCAAAGTAGTTGTTGCCGCGAAAGCGCGCGCACATCTCGCGGTCGCGCGCCGTCAGGTGCACGGCCACGCCCTTGGCCAGGTACACGGCGCTGCCGCCCATGTGCGCCGCCAGGTGTTGCAGCTGCGCCAGCGCCTGGCGCGCCAGCAGCGTGAGGGCTGCCAGCCATTCATTGCAGGGGTGCTTGCTGCCCGCGCGGCCGTCCTGCAGGGCCAGGGCTTCAAAAAGGCACAGCGCCACCTCGCGCATTTGATCCGTCAGGCCTTGCGGCAGGTGGGCTTCGAGGACTTGCGCCTCGGCGGCGGTGATGCGCTGTGCGGGTTGCATGACGCGCTATTGTGGCGATAGCGGGCGGCGCTGCCAATCCTTGAGCGCCTCAATCAGCGTGTCGAGCTGCGCGGCGTTGCAAAAACGCAGGCTGCTGACATGCGCCGTGCGCTCTACCCAGGCATCGAGCGCCGCGCGGCTGGGGTTGTGCACCTTGCCGTCGCGGTGCAGCTGGTGCCACAGCGCCCACACCTTGCGCTCCTTCGGGCTGGCCTGGGCCTTGGCCTGGTTGAAGGCGGCATCGCTCAAGGGGCGGCGGCGCGTGGGCTGCTGCAGGCCCATCTTCTCGGCCAGGCGCGCCAGGTGCTCGCGCACGGCGCGGCGCTCGGCCTGGTTCATGTCACGGCTAGAGCGCTTGCCCGTCAGGGTGAGCAGCAGCGCGCGGTAGTCATCCTCGCTCAAGGCCAGCTTGGACTTGAGGGTGTGGATGGCGGCGATGTGGTTGTTATGCGCCCACATACCAGGGCCGCCCGGACAGGATGCAGTCCGTGTCATCAATCCGTTGCGCCTGCGCTTGCAGGGGCTTCCGCAGCGTGCCGGGCATCTGGTTCAACGCCTGCCAGTTCTTCTCCTGCTTGCAGCCGTCGCACTTCGGTGCGCCGTTGCCGAGGCAGTAGTGAGTAATTCCGTTCTCGCTCATTGCGGCCTTTCCTCTTCGTCAAACGTCATGTCTTCCGGGTGCGGCACGTCGTCGTGCACAATCACCCCGTCCTTGTCGGCGGGCAGGTGGCGCCCACAAACCACGCACCAGTACCCGCCAGCGCATAACAAGTCGTTCAAGGTTCGCTCCCTTCGGTCGCCGGACTGCCTTCGGCAGCCGCCTTAACTCCAGCGGTGGATGACATAGCGGTAAGTGGTGAGTGGTGAGTGGTGAGTGGTGAGTGGCAAGTCGTGAGCGGTGGCGCGCGGTATTCACCACTTACCACTCGCCATTCACCACTTACCCCCCCCCCAGACGTCCAATGCCCGGCCATGGCGCGCGCCAGCGCATCGGTGCAGCGCGCCGGGGCCGCTGCCCGGGCGCGGGCCTTGGCATGCGGGCGGGCGGCGGCGCTGCACACCTTGCAATGCGCCACCAGGCGCGTGGGGCTCTTGGGGCTGCGAAAGAAGAACTCTTCGTCGGCCGGCAGCCATTCCAGGCAGCAGCTGCATTGCTGCCACACGCCGTAGGGGGTGGTTTGCAGCCTAGCCATGGGTTGGCATCAGCTCAAAGCGCTGGCTGGGCAGCTCCAGGGTTTGCGCCAGCAGGCCGCCCCCGGCCGTCGCGGCCACCGCAATCTGACGCCCGCGCATGCCATAAAGCCCAGCCCCGCTGTACAGTGCGCCGCCCCACCGCACCGCCGCATGCACCGCGGCGTCTGCCATTACCCGGCGCAGCGTCCACGCACCCACGGGCACGGCGCCTTTCGCCCGGACGGCCTCCCAGCGCTTGATCAGCCTGTGCGGCGTATGTGGGTAGATGCCGCGCTTGATCCGGCTGGCCGTGCCCTTGCCCAGACTGAGCAGCTTGGCTATTTCCGCCACCGATCGACTGCGCAGAAACTCGCGCAAATCCGGCGGCAGGCAAGAGAGCCCCGCCAAGGGCCTGGAAGCCGCGCCAGCACCGCTGGTATTGCCGGCGGGTTTCCGACGTTTTTCCGGGGCCTGTGGCGCGTTTGCCGGGTGTTTCTGGGTCATTTCTAAATCCCTCCTCGCACAATCGCCCGCGTCTTGTCGCTTTGCGCCTGTGATTGCGCCCGGCTCAGGATGGCCGGGCTGCCGTAGCGGCGCGGGGCCAGCGTGCCCATGGGCTTGCCGTTGACGTCGAGCACGCGCACCTGGTCAGGGTGCACGGCGCCGCTGCCGCGCAGCTGGGGCGGGCGCTGGCCCTTGGCGCCGCTTTTCTTGGGCGCCTGGGCGGGCGCGGCCTGGGTGCCGCGCGGGCGCACCCTTTGAAAGGCGTTCAGCGGCAGGCTCATGGGTTGCCCTCCTCGGACTCTGGGCGGCTGATCCACATGCCGTAGGTACTGCGCGCCAGGTGCCGCAGCACCACGGGAACCTTGTCGCAGGTGGCGATGCGCCAGCTGGTCACGGGCGCCACGGCGTGCAGCATTTCAGCGGCGCGCTGCACGTCGATGGAGGCGCCGACGTTGCCGGCGTCAAACTGCAGCACGGTCTTCCACGCGCCGGCCAGGTTGACCTGCAGCTGCACAGGGCGCAGGGTGTGGTCTGTCTGGGTCATTCCGCTCCCCCCTCGATCGCCGGCAATGCCGGCACGATGGCGTAGTGCATGCAGGTGTCGGCCACGCGCACAAAGAAGCCGAAGCGCTCGCACTGCAGGCTGGCGTAGCGCTGCTGGGGCAAGAGCGGCAGGCGCTGGCCGTGCTTGCAGTTGTGGCAGCCGTCGCGCTCGTGGGCGCGGGTGAACTCTATGGCGGCCTGGCGCGATGCAATGGTGCCCATGGTGTTCATGCCTCCGCCTTGGCTTCGAAGGGCACCACGGTGAAGTCCTCTTGGCCCGTGACGATGCTGATGCCGGCGATGCCGCGCACGGCCTCGGGCTCGGCCAGCATGGCCTCTTTGTTGGCCTCGTTCTTCACGCGCACGAAGCGGCCCAGGCCCATGCGCAGCAGGGTGTCGAGCACCGCGTCGGCGCCACGGATGCTGACGCTGGGCGGGCGCTGGCGCCAGGCCACTTCGCCGGTGACCAGGTTGGCGGTCTTGCCGAGCTTGTCATCAGGGCCGCACAGCTCTACGCGGTGCGCCTCGCACCAGGCCTGTATGCCGGCCTGCAGGGCGTTGATGCGTTCTTGCTGCGCCGCCAGGATGGGCTGGAAGGCCTGGGTGATGGTGGCGATCTGGTCGTTCATGTCGGCGCGGTCGCGCTCGAACTGGCGCTGCACCTCGCCCAGCTGGCGAATGGCGGCGGCGCAGTCGGTCTTGCTTTGCGGCACGGCGGCCAGGGTGGGACGTTTGATTTTGGTGGCCATGGGTCTTTCCGGTGAGTGGTGAGTGGGGTCAGTGGATGTGCCGCGCGTCTTGCGGGGCGGTGTTGGCTTCGATGAGGTCGGCAGCGGCGCGGGCCGCGATCGCGGCGCCGTGGGCGCAGCAGGGGTGGCACATGGCGACTGCCACGCAGGCTAAGAGCAACGCCTGCAGCCCTGTCTGGTGCGAGGCCTGCTGGCTGACGATGTCTGTCAGGCTGGCTGCCAGGCGCCGGATTGCTGCCTCGTTCAGTTGCGGGTCGGTGGTCATGGCTGCTGGCCTTTCTTGCGTTCCATGGCGGCGCGCATGGCGCGCACGGTGGGGCTGGTGCCTGCTGGCTGGGCGGGTGCGGCTGCGGGGCGCGGGCCCTCACCCCTGCCCTCTCCCGGGGGGAGAGGGAGAAGGGCATCGGCCACGCTGGTGGGCGCGGCGCTGCTGTGGGCGCGGGCGCGGGCGGCCTGCTCGCGCTCAAGTTCCGCCGCGGCCTCTTGCTTGTCTGCCATGCCGGCTAGCACGGCGTACAGGTAGCCGTGGCCGGTCAGGGGCAGCTCCAGCGTGGCGGCATTGCGCTTGCTCAGCAGCTGGTCAATGGCAACCTGCCAGGCGCGCAGGGGGGCGGGCCAGTCGCGGCCCTTCCAGGTGATGGCGCCGCGCTCCAGGTCGGGCAGCAGCTGGGCCAGCAGGCGCGTGGACTTGGCGGCGGTCAGCTGCTGCTTGGCCGGCTTGTGCAGCTGCAGGTACTGCACCAGGCGCGCATGCAGGGGGCTGGCCAGGGCCACCAGGCGGGTGTAGGCGTCATGATCGGCCTGGGACTGAAACAGCACGTCCAGGCCGAACTGCGTGGCGCAGGCGGGGCAGGAGACGATCATGCTCACAGCCACCCCCTGGCCTGAAAGTAGCCGCTGGCCAGGCCCAGCAGCAGCACCAGGGACAGCACGGCCGCGCCCTCCAGCGCCAGCAGCACCCAACGCGCCAGACGCTTGTGGCTGGCAAAGCTTTGGATGGCGCCGGGCGCAAACGGGTAGCGCTTGCAGGCCCGGTCGCTGGCGCAGCCCTCGGGGTGCCGGCACACGCCCAGGGCGTCGCAGCTGCGCTCAAGGGGTTTGTCTTGTGGGTTCATGCGGGGTTCCTTTTGATGAAGATGGCGCTGACGCTGCGCGCCTGGGGGAAGTCGGCCAGGGTTTGCAAGACGGCCTCGAAGCCGTCCTTGAACAGGCCGGTGTAGCGGCCGTGGGAACCATCGGCCATGGTGATGCGGATGCGGTAGATGGCCATGGCGTCAGACTCCCGCAATGACTTGCGCGTCCACCTTGGGCCAGCCGGCCTGGGCGGCGGCGTTCAGCGCCCGGCTGACCAGGTTGCCCACCACCAGCGGGTGGCAGATGCTGCGTGCATCACTGGCCTTGCCGCCACGCGGCAGACTGGTCAGGCGGGCGCGGATGGCGTCGGCGGCGTCCGCCTCAAACACGTCTTCGTACTTGACGCCCGCGCGCTCCAGCTTGTGGCGCAGGTAGGCGGCCAGGTCGTTATCGAGCGGCTGCAGCTCTATGACCTCGAAGCGTTGCATGACCTCGCGCACCTCGGGGTTGCGGTCGCTCAGCAGGGTGAGCAGCTCGGGCTGGCCGAACAGGGCCACGCCCAGCACGCCCATGCGGCCCTGGCGCAGCTCGGCAAAGTTCTTGAGCTGCTTCAAGGTGTCGATGGGCAGGCGGTGGGCCTCGTCGATGACCAGCAGGTGGCGGTTGCGCGCCTTGGCGCTGGCGGTGAGCAGCTCGGCGATCTGGTCGGTGCGGTCGTCGGGGTTGCTTTTGCGCGCGGCGTTGGGGGCCAGGGCGCGAAAGAACGCGGCCTCGATCTGGTTGGCGCGCAGCGGCTTGCCCGTGGCGCGGCCGGGCTCGCGCGGGTGCGGCTTGATGATGATGAGGCGCTCGCCGTGCTTGGCGGCGGCGTACTCTTCAAAGTCAAGGCGCAGGGTGGTTTTGCCGGCGCCGGACTCGCCCACGATGGCCACGTATTCCCCCAGGTCGGCCGCGCCGTGCAGCGCATTGCGCACGTACCGGATGTGGGGGCTGGCGAACATGTCGGCGGCGGTCTGCACGTCGTTCAGGCTGAACAGGTGCGGGGGCAGGCCCCAGCGCTGGCAGGCGGTTTGGTTGATGCGTTCGCGGCGGATTAACATTTGCGGGTTCTCCTTCTCGGTTTCAGGTTCGGGCTTGGGGGACACGGCCTCGCCGGGGTGCAACCCGGCGGGGCCAACTTCTTTGCGGGGCGGGCGGTTCACTGTCCGCCCCCCACCACGCGCAGGCCGGCGCGCACCGTGAGGCGCGCGGCAATGGCGGGCAATTCACCTTCGGGCACGCCATCGGCGTGCAGGGCCTTCAAGGTGGCAACCAGCTCGGGCGTCATGTGCACGCCGTGCTCGGCGCCCAGGCGCTGCGCGGCGGCGAAATGCGGCAGCAGCACGGCGGGCAGTTCGACGCGGGTTTGCAGGGGTAGATCCACCCCGGGGCGCAGCAGCGGCGTGGGCAGCTTGGCCTCGCGCGCCTCGGCCAGGGGGCGCACCTCGCCGCCCAGGGCCAGGCGGCGGCCCTTGCGGGCGGCGGCGGCGGCGGTATCGGTGTCTTCGCCCATGGCCAGGCGCTCCAGCAGCTTGGCGTTGGTTTGCAGCACGGTGTCTGCGGGGCGCTTGAACTCTTCTCCAAACACGGCGGCGTTGCTGGGAAAGCCGGCTTCGTTGAATTCAATCTCGGGCACGGCCAGCAGCAGCTCATTGCCCTGCGCGTCGTGCTGCACGATGCTGACGTGCCCGGCCTGCCAGGGGCTGTAGGTGACGTGCAGCTTTTCGCCCACCATCACGCCGGGCACGCTGCTGACGTCGTACACCTTGCCCTCAAAGCGAATGCTGGCGCCGGGCCAGGCCTCTACCTTGCGCTCTTCGGGCTTGTGCGTGGCCAGCAGGCGCAGCAGCTCGGGCGCGGGGGCCAGGCGCTGCTGTTCGGGCGCGATGGTGAGGAACATGTCGGTGCGCGTTTGCCCGTGGCGCGTGTGGCGGCGCGTGGCATTGAACCAGCGGGCGTACAGGGCGGCGGCGGCGTTGAGCTCTTCCAGGCTGGCGATGGGCTCGCAGCCCAGGGCGCTTTCAAAGTTCTTTTCCCAAATGTCTTGCGGCTTTTCTACGGCGCCGGTGGCGCGGGCGTTGCCGGGGGCGTGGGCGGTCACCGTCATGCCGATGCGCCGCGCCAGGCTTTTGAACTGGGCGCCGGTGTTGGCGCTGCCCTGGTCCACATAGGCGTTGAAGGGCACGCCGTGAAAGGGGTCGGTCTCGACCGCCCCATCACTGCCCACGAACTTGCGCGGGGTGCAGAACTGGATGAAGGCCTCCACCAGGTTGGCGCCGCTCTCGGCCCCCAGCACGTAGTGGCAGAAGATGGCGCCGCTGTAGTGGTCCACCACCAGGTAGCGCCACACGCGCTCGGCGGCAATGCGCTCCAGGTTCTTGGGCTTGTTCTTGTAGAACTGCGCGTGCTCCATGACCTGCAGGCCGGTGACGTTGCTCAGGTAGTGCAGCACGCAGATGCTGGCGTCAATTTCGACCAGGTGCAGCGGGTGCAGGCTGGCCATGGCGGCGGCGGGCGCGGGGCGCAAGATTTGGTCGGGGTGCAGGCCGTAGGCCTTGAGGGCCTTGGACACGGCACTGACCGACAGCGGCGTGATCTCGCCCGTGTCGGGGTGCACGCCTTCTGCCCGCACCTTGCCGGCGTAGCGCAGCTCGCGCAAGGCCTGCTCCAGGCTGCGGATGCGCTTGCCCTTTTTGTTCACGCCCTCCAGCACCCACAGGCTGATGACCTGCGCCTCGGCCAGTGGCAGGGTGTGCGCGCCCGCGTCGCTGCGGCGGCGGCGCGGCGGGCGCACGGTGACGTCGGCCAGCGTGCGGTACACCGTTTGCACGCTCTTGCCGCTTTGCGCGGCCAGGGCGCGCACGGCGGCGGTCTTTTGCCCGTGTGGCAGGGATGCGATGTTGGCGCGCACGATGGACTCGATTTCTGCGGGGGTTGCTGGGGGCATGGGCTGGGCGGCGGCGGGTTATGCGGCCGCTGCGGCCTGGGCGGCCTGGGCACGGATGGCGGCCATGCCGGCGCGCAGGGCGGCGGCGGATTCGGCCGCCTCCACGTCGGACGGGGTGGGCGTGGCGCTGGCGTCGGGCAGGTCGAACTGCGCGCGCAGCTCGGTCAGCTGGCGCTGCACGCCGCCCACCACGCCGGCCAGGAAGGCGCCGTGCGCGCCGCGTTCCTCACCCAGGTTGCCGATGCCAATGACGGCCTGGCGCAGGGCGCCGAGGATCAGCGCCTCGATCTCGCTGCCCAGGCGGGCAGCCTCGGTTTTGAGGCGCAGCAGCTCCTCGGCCGGCGCCTCGCGCTTGAAGGTGGTCTTGAGCTCGGCCAGCTCGGTGGCCGTCTCTTGCGCCACGCTTTGGTGGCGCTCTTTCTCTTTGCGCTCCTTGCGCACGGCGGCGCGCAGCTCCTTGACGGACATGCGGGCCACGTCGTCCAGGGCCAGCTCGCCGGTGGCGCCGGCCTCGGCGAGTTCGTCGATTTGTTCGTCGTCGAGGCCCAGGAGTTCGGTGGCTTTTTTGACACCAAGGCCGTTCAAAAGCGCACCCGAGTTCGCTTTTGACAGTCGCCGAGTCACGGCCATGTACTGCTGCGCGGAGCGCTGAGGAATCTCCAGGCGCTCCAGCACGGGGCCGAATTCACCATGGGCGCAGCCTTCTTTGAGCAGCAGCAGGTAGGCTCCCATTTCCAGGATGGCGAAGCCCAGGCGGCTTTTGGCGGCCAATGCGCCGTCGAGCAAGGCCTCGCCGTGCAGGCTGCCGGTGTAGCCCAGTTGCAGGGCCATGCCTTGCAGGCGCTCTTGGCGCTCTACCTCGGCGCCCTGCATGGCGGCGTGGGCCAGGGCGTACTGGGGGTTGTCGATGGGGGCGGGGACGGTGGTGTCGATCTTTTGGCGGGACATGGGTTGTGCTTCGGTTGCGGTTGGCGGGTTAGTTGAATTGGCGCGAGAGGTGGTCGAACTGGCGGGCCTGGGTGGCGGCGGTGGCATAGACCTTGGCGGCCTGGTTGGGCAGGCGGCTGGTCAGGCGCCAGCAGCTGGTTTGCTCCACATACTCGGCAAAACCGGCGGTGCGCAGGTTGTCCAGGTCGCGTGTCATGGCGCTGGCGCTGCAGCCCAGGGCCTGGGCCAGGGCGGCGGGGCGGTAGCCGTGGGCCACGTCGCCAAACAGGTACAGCACCAGGGCCAGGATGCGCTGCTGGGCGGCGTTGGTGTAGTCGGTGGTGCGGTTCATTGCCTGGCACCTCCAAACATGGTGTTGAACACCTCTGTGGTTTGGGCATCGGACAGCGTAGGAAATGCCGTTGGGCGTGCCAGTTGGCGGGCCAGCTCGCGCGCCAGAGCGCGCCGCATATGGCCGCACAGTTGTGTGGCCAGCCTGCCTGCGGGGATGGTGATGTCGCCATAGCTGGTGGCCACGGTGAAGCCACGTTCCATGTCGGGTACTTGCTTGGCCAGGGCGTAGCGGATGGTCTGCTCGTCCATGTTCAGAACTCCAGTTCGGGTTGGTTGTGCTTTTCCACATTGCCGCGGTGCCAGGCCAGGGCCTCCAGCGCGTGCTGGAGCTCGCCCAGGGTGGCGTCGGTGTCGGCCTGGCCGGCGTAGAAGCGCAGCAGCGCGGCGGTGGTCTCGGCCAGTACCTTTTGCAGCTCGGCCATCTCAATGGGGTTGGGCTTGCGGCCGGTGGGTACGGGCACGAACAGGCCGCCGGCCTGCGCGGCCAGGTAGCGGATGACGGCGCGGCCGTTGGTGTTGTGAAACCACGCGGCCAGGCGGTTGGCGGGCAGGTCGGCGTCCTCCATCCACCTGTACAGACGCGAGGCGGAGACGGCGTGCAGCTCGGCGTGGCGCTCCACCGACAGGCCGCGCGTGCGCAGGCCGTGTTCCTTGTCTTGCTCGAAGGCGCTTTTCAGGCTGGTGGGCACGCGCTTGGAATGGACGCGGCTCATTGGAAGACCCTCCGCAGTGCAGCGTCCAAACAAATGCCGGCGTTGGAATGCTGCAAACGGCTTTCGCGCTGGCAAAGTGCGGCCATCCCGGCAATCGCTTTGAAGGAGGTACGCATGGCCATCAACCCCGAAACCAGCGCATGGGTGCGCGCGCTGCTGAGCGAAGAAATCGAGCGAGCCGTGGCACCGATGCGGCAAGAACTTGACCAACTGGACGACTGGGCCAACGGCGTGTTTGCGGCGCTGGAGGATGTGCTGATCCCGCTGCTGAAGGCGCAACCGGACATTGCCCGCAAGATGCAGCCGCTGTGGGAGCTGGCTGCCCAGCGCTATGAGCAGCTTGAGCAATCACAGGGGCAGGCTGACGACTTTCACGAGACGGCTGAGCTGCTGCAGGCGCGCAAGATGCTGTACCGCAGGCTGGCGCTGCTGGGCCTGTGGCAGGGTGTGGATCCGTAGGAGGCTGCCCGCCAGACGCTTGAGCGCGCAGGAGGGCAAGGGCCTCCTGATACGTGCGCAGGTACTTGCCATTGCGGCGGCGGCTTTCCAACACCAGGGCTGTGGCGAGCAGTTGGGCCTCGGCGGCATGCGCTGCCGCGTCCAGCGGTGGCAGGCCTGCACTGGGGTGCGTCGGGGATGTCATGCCCGCGCCTCCTGCGTGGCGCTGGCACGGGTGTAGGCCTGCTTGGCGGCCACGGCCTGGCCGCGCTTGATGCCCAGGAATACGGCGATGTTGTGGCTGGCGCCGCGCTTGCAGGGCTTGCTGCCACGCAGGATGGCGTCGATAAGCGAGGTGCTGACGCCGAAGCGGCGGCCCAGCTCGGCCATGGACAGGCCCTGCTCGTCCATCCATTGGCGGGCCTGCTCACGGGTGCGCAGGGGGGTGGGGTTCATGGTGTTTTCTCCGGTAATGATTGGTGTGGGTTCGGTGGTAAATTGCCGCGTCGATCAACGGGAGGGATGCCGTGCAATCCGAAAGACTTTTTGAACAAGCCGTACAACTGGCCGCAGCATTCGTGGCCAACGGGGACATTCGGCTGGCGAACAACACGCGGGGCTGGCAGCAGTCGCAGGCGCAGCAGCAGCTGGCAGACCTGATTCCGTCGATTTACGACACGCTGCAGCGGGCAAGAGACCAGATTGCGGCAGCACAAGACGGCCCTGGCGACTGACGTAGACCAGCCGCCCGCCCAGGCCGCTGGCGTGGCCCTGGGGCACGTAGAGGGTTTGGCCGCGCGCCCAGGCGAGTTCGCCCGCGGCCAGGCTGAGCGTGCCGTCGGTGTGCAGGCGGTAGTGCGGTTTTTGCATGGGGTTCTCCTGGCGTGGTGGGTGGCGGTTGTGGTGGTGAAGCTGCTTGGTTTTTTGTTGTTGGTTGGATTATGCGGCACAAATGTTCCGCATTGCAATAGTCAATAGGAATATTTGTGCCTGAAATTTGCGATCGCCTACGCGAAGCGCGTGAATCGCTCGGCTTGAGCCAGCAGGCCCTCGCGGAGCGCTGCGGCATAACCGCCAGAAGTCAACGGAATTACGAATCCGGGGAACGGCTTCCAGATGCCGCCTATCTCGCAGCCATTGCAGCCGCAGGCGCCGATGTCCTCTACATCCTCACCGGCCAGCGCATGGGCGGTGCGTCAGCCCCGCCCCCGGCGCGCGCGGTCAGCGACGGCGACCGCGTGCTGCTGGACAACTTCCACGCCGCCCCGGCGCAGGTGCAGGCGGGCATCAAGACCACGCTAGGCGCGTTCGCGGACGCGGGCAGCGCCCCGAAGCGCCGGGGCCGCGCCGCGTGAGGCGGCGAACGCGGGGCCGTTTTCAACGTGACGAGGTGAGGGAGCGCGCATGACCGACGGATCTATCAAGACCTTGAGCGCAAGCGTTGCCACGCTTGGCGAAGCCGTGCAAGGAATGGAGGGCGAGCTGCCGGTGCTGGTGTGCGCGCTGGCTGCGCTGGTGCAGACGCACCCTGAGCCGCAGGCGTTTGCGGCGGCGTTTCGGCGAGCCTGGCTGCAGCTTGGCGCACCAAATCAAGCGCTTGCAGCCGACGATGCCGCTGGACACCGTATGCGTGCAGTGCTGGATATTGTTCAGGTGTGCTGCCCGGCGCCGCTGAATGTCCTGCCCCCTCGGGTGGATGGCGGTTGATGGTCATAGATGAAGCCGCCCAGTCGGCCTTGCCGCGACGGCAGTTGGTCAGGCCGATGTCGTGCAGGGCGTTGCGGCCTTCGGGTGTGCCTTCCAGCAGCTGCACCAGCTCTTGCGTGGCGGCGGTGAGCATGCGCGCGGCGTCGGGCCGCAGCGCCAGCTCCATGGCCGTGGGCTGCTGCCAGACCGCCAGGATGTCGCCCGCGCGCTCCAGTGCGGTGCCGGGGGCGGCCTGGCGCAGCACCCACAGGGCGGCCAGGCGGGCCATGGATTGGGGGATGGTAAGGGTGGTTGCGTCAGAGGTGCTCATGCACCGCATGGTGCGCCCCTTGCGCGCGCTTTAAAACTAAAGCGCTTTACTCGCCCCGCCACCCCTCGCCCGGCATGCTGCCGGGCATGGCATTCACCAACCCCTTCCCCCGCTCGGCCCTGGCGGCGCTGAGCCTGTCGGCGGCTGGCCTGGTGGGCATTGCGCTGCACGAGGGCTATAGCGACAAGGCGATCACGCCCGTGAAGGGCGATGTGCCAACCATCGGCTTTGGCACCACGGGGGGCGTGAAGCCGGGCGACACGATCACGCCCCCGAAGGCCTTGGAACGGGCGCTGTCTGACGTGCGCAAGTTCGAGGGGGCCTTGAAGCAGTGTGTGCGCGTGCCGCTGCACCAGCATGAGTACGACGCCTATGTGAGCCTGGCCTACAACATCGGCCCAGGCAAGGATGGCGTGGCCGATGGCTTTTGCTGGCTCAAGCGCGGCGGCCCATCGACGCTGGTGCGCAGGCTCAATGCCGGCGATTACGAGGGGGCCTGCCGGTCCATCCTGGAGTGGGACAAGTTCGGCAACCCGCCCAAGCCGCTGCGCGGCCTGACCGTGCGGCGCCAGCAGGAGTACCAGCAGTGCATGGGCGGCGCGGCATGAAGGTGCAGGTGCATTTTGCAAGCCGCAAGTTCCTTCTGGCCCTGGCCACGGTGGCGTCGGCCACCTGGCTGGTGTCCACGGGGCATATCGCCGACGGTGTTTATTCGGCCGTCGTGATCGCGGCGGTGAGTGGCTATATGGCGGCGAACGTGACGCAGAAAGCCACCCGCAAGGAGGCTGCATGAACGCGATTTTTTGGGCCATGGTCTGGTACTGGTGGAGGTACTGGGAGTGATCTTCGACAAGATCAAGGCCTATGGCCTGCTGGCCCTGTGCATTGCCCTGCTGGCCCTGCTGGGCGCGCAGACCTGGCGCCTGCAGGCCGAGCAGCTGGCCCACGGACGGCTCCAGACCCAGGTGGCCGAGGCCGACAAGGGCCGCGCCACGGCCGCGCTGCGCGCCGAGCGGCGCAATACCGGGCTGAGCCTTGCCCATGCCCAACAGACCCAGGAGAACTCCGATGCCTTCACGACTTCGCAGCCTGTGCGCGATGCCCTTGTGCGCGCTGACCGTGCTGTGGCTGAGCGCCTGCACCTCGGTGCCGAGCGCCGAGCCGCCACCTACCGTGCCATGGCCGAAGCCAACGCCGCTGCCTGCCGCGATCTTGCGGATCGACACGCAGCCCTCGACGCACACGTTGTCCGAGGGGTTGGCGTGGTTGCGGGACTCAGAGGCGATCTTGTCCGGCGAGACGCCGAGGTAGCGCTGCTGCGCGGCCAGGTTGACGTGGAGCGCGCCCTGCTGGATGGCGATGTAGCCGGCGAGGTGCTGCCATGAGCATGGCGCCGATTGCAACGCTCAAGCGTGGCGACACGCTGGTGATTGCCTGTGCCTACACGGACGATGGCAGCGGCAGCACCAGCCTGGGCGGCATGGATGTGCGCGCGGCGGCACAGGATAACCAGGGCCGGCCGCTGGGCCCGATTGCGGTGCGACTGGTGGATGTGCTGGGCGGGCTGTTTGAGCTGGATGTGGATAGCGCGGCCTGGCCCCTGGGCCGGGTGCGCTTTGACGTGCGCTATAGCTGGGCGGGCGGCGCCACGCGGGCCACGGATACGGCCTACATCGACGTGGTGCGCGCGATTACCGAGGTTGCGCCATGACGACGCGCTTTACCGTTGTGACTGATGCGGGCGCGCTGGTGACCACGCTGGGGCCTGTGTTTGCGCGCGGGCCCAAGGGCGACCCGGGCAGCGTGGCGCTGGTGCGTGTGGGCGCGGCCCCGTTGAGCGGCCACAGCGTGGTGGCCCTGGGCGCTGATGGTGCCCTGGTGCCGGCGGACTGCACCCACGCGGCGCACCTGGGCGCGGTGATGGGCATGGTGGCCAGCGCCTATACCGCCGGCGCCGATGCGCTGGTGAGCAACAACGCGCCGTTGGCGCACGCGGGCTGGGCCTGGGTGCCGGGGCCGGTGTTGCTGGGCACGTTTGGGCTGCTGACCCAGCAGTTGCCGCCCGGGGCGTTGTTTGCCCAGGTGATTGGGCGCGCGGTGTCTGCCACCTGTGTGCTGATTGATGTTCAACCCCCTGTATCTCTTACCTAGGAGGCTTTCATGCCCGCAAAGAAGTTTTTACGTTATGCCAACAACACCTTGACCGAGGTCGCCGGCGCGCAGTCGAGCGCGGGGGCGGCGAGTGCTGGCGACATTCCGGCGCTGGATGAGTCGGGCCGCATCGATATGTCGATGATGCCGGTGGGCCTGGGCGCCGATACGGCGGCCATTGCCGCGTCGGAGGCGCTGGCGGCCGGCGACTTCGTCAACATTTGGAACAGCAGCGGCGCCAAGGTGCGCAAGGCTGACGCGACGGTGGCCGGCAAGGAGGCACATGGCTTTGTGCTGGCGGCGGTGGCCAACGGGGCGAATGCCACGGTGTATTTTGAGGGCACGAACACGCAGGTGACCGGGCAGACGCCGGGCAATGCCTACCTGCAGACGACGGCCGGCAAGTCTGGCCCCACGGCGCCCAGCGCGGCGGGCAACGTGGTGCAGTGCGTGGGCTTTGCCACGGGGCCCACGGCGGTGAATTTCAACGCCGGCATGCCGGTGGTGTTGGCCTGACGGGGGCTGGGCGATGGCGCTACGCAAGCCGCTGGTGATGGTGGGCACGTCGGTGCGTGAGCTGCCCGCGGGTGATGTGCTTGACCCGGCTGCGGTGCCGGGTGGCGGCTCAGCTTGGGGGGATATCACCGGCAAGCCGCAGCTGCTGTCATCCGATGGCTGGGCCACCATGGTCATACCTGCCAGGTGGTCGACCGTCACGGCCATAGGCACGACGCTAGAAACGCAGGCCGGCACGGTTGAGCACCCGTTACTTAGCAACGCCGGTTTGCGCGCCGGCACCCCCAGGTGGTCGCTGACGGGCAACGGCGCGGCCGATGGCGGCGTGGGGCAGTTCACGGGCAACCAGCTCGCCATGGTCAGCGCCAGCGGCAGCGCGGCCGGCGGGTTCGCCTACCGCTGCCTGTTTTCTGTCACCTCAGCCCGGGCCAACCAGAGAGGCTTTGTCGGGCTGATGAGCTATATGACCAACACCGCAAACGCCGAGCCATACAACGGGCCAGATAACATTGGTGTCGCGTTCGACACGGCGGCTGACGCAAATTACCAAATGGTATGCCACCCCGACTACGGGGTGCTCACCAAGCAGGATGCCGGCGCGGGGTTTGCCATCGGCAACGCCAATGCGGTGCTGGAGGTCGTGCTGAAAAACGCCCCCGGCAGCGGCATCGTCACCTGGAAACTGCGCGATCTCAACAGCGGCGCGAATGCGGCCGGTGCATTCACCGCCAACCTGCCAGGCCCCGCGAAGCGGCTGGGGCACAAGCACTTCATGAATAACAACGGCAACGTGGGCGCCGTCAGCATGGAGCTGATGCCAATCTACCTCGGCAGCTACATCCCTGACTGACCATGTTCTACGACCAAAACCACAGCCGCCTTTACGCCTCGCACGACGCGTTACTTGCCGCATACCCAGATGCCGGCGCGCTGGACAACGAGCCAGACCGCAATGCCCTGGGCCTGCACCTAGTACGCGAGCAGCCGCCAGATTACGACCCGCTCACGCATACGTTGTCGCTGGACGGTGTTGATCTGCTGGAGGGCATCTACCACGCACGCTATACGCTGGTGGCCCTCACGCCCGAACAGATGCACGCCATGGCGCCATGGCGCAGGATCACGCGGCTGGCTTTTCGCAACCGATTCACGATGGCTGAAAAAACAGCGCTTGAATTGGCATCACTAGACAGCCCAGCCGCACCCATGGAGCAGCGCCAGCAGGCGGCCATGCTGCGCGCCTATCTTGCGGACGTGGCCGCATCCAACTACATCGACCTGGCACGAGCGGACACGCGCGCGGGCGTGCAGATGCTGGAGCAAGCCGGGCTGATCGGCGCCGGCCGGGCGCTGCAAATACTGGACGGGCCGGTGCAGCCGGACGAGGTAGCGCATGCGGTTTGACCAGGTGCCACGCTTGCCCGCCCATCACTTACACGGCGTCACCTTGCAGGACGGCCCCAGGTTGTGGACGGTGGCCGCATTCGGGGGCGAGGTGTCTTTGTGCGCCACCGTGGGCGGCGTGAGCGCTTCGCAGTTGATGCGCCCGGCCGTGGCCCGCGCCGTGGCGCGCGAGCTGCTGGCGGGCGCGGATGTGATTGAGGGGGCGGCTGCCGCATGAGCGATGACGTGGACCGCGCGCAGCTGCGCGAGCAAGAGTTTTTGAGCGACGCCCTGGCGCGCCAGCAGCGGCGCGGCCAGCCTGCGGGTCTGCCGGCGGCCGAGTTTTGCGGCGAGCACCTGCGGGACGCGGGTTGCGGCGATGAGATACCCAGGGCGCGGCGCGCGGCCGTGCCGGGGTGCCAGTTGTGTGTGGCCTGCCAGGGCAGGCGCGAGCGTGAACGTGGAGGGCGGTGCGCATGATTTTTGAGTTCACGCTGACGAATGTGATTGCCATCGTTGGCTCGTTTATCGGGGCGTGGTGGGGCCTGCTGAAGGTGCTTGGCGCGCAGAGTGAAAAGCGCCTGAACGAGCGCTTTGACGCGCTGGCCAAGTCGATGGCGGATGTTGCCGCCACGCAGCACAGCAACGCAGCGGCGACGCTGGAGCTGGAGCGCGAGTTCAGGAAGCACCAGGCGGACATGGCGCGCGAGTACCTGCGGCGCGACGATTTTGTGCGCCACGTGGGAATTATTGAGACGCGTATCGACAACTTTGCGCTGCGCATGGAGCGGGCGCTGGATAACCTGGGAGGTAAGCCTTGATTGATTTGGCCAAGATTCGCCGCGAGGACATTCGCTGGCACTTGCTGCAGGCGGTGAACCTGAGCCGCCCGGTGGGCATTTACACCGAGCCGCTGTTGGTGATTGTGCGTGCGGTGTACCCGGACGCGACGCACCACGAGGTGCGCCTGGCGCTGGATTACCTGGAGGAGCGCGAGCTGGTGCGCGTGCAGCGCGACCCGATGGATCGCTGGATGGTGGAGCTGACTCGCACGGGCATTGATTTCGTCGAGTACAACATCGACGCCCAGCCTGGCGTGGCCCGGCCCAAGATTACGCAGGTGTAGCCATGCCCAGGCGTAGCAAGGTGCATGCGCTGCCGCCCGAGCTCAAGGAGTGGCTGGACGCGGAGCTGGTGAGGCGCGGCTTTGGTGACTATGTGCAGCTGGCGCAGGATTTGAAGGCGCGCGGGGCGGATATTTCAAAGAGCGGGCTGCAGCGCTATGGCGCGCCGTTTGAGCGCCAGATGGCGCGGGTGAAGATGGCGACGGAGCAGGCCGTGGCGCTGGTGGATGCCGCGCCTGACGAGGAGGACAAGCTGAGCAGCGCGGTGATCCGCATCACGCAGGAGAAGATTCTGAACCTGCTGATGGAGCTGGACATTGACGCCGAGAGCGTGGATGTGAACAAGCTGTTCAAGAACGCCGCCGAGATTGGCCGCGCCAGCGCATCCAACAAGCGCGCCAGCCGGGAGGCGCGGGCCGCCATTCGTGAGGAGGCGCGCCAGGAGCTGCTGGCCGAGCAGCGTGCCCGGCTGGATGCGCTGGGCGAGTCTGGCGAGGTGGATCAGGGCACGCTGACCAAGGTGATACAGGCAGCCTACGGCCTATGAGCACCATCGCCACGCCAGCTACGCCGGCCCTGCCGCTGTACCCCTACCAGCGCCGCTGGGTGCAGGATGACGCGCGCTTCAAGATTGCGATGTTCGCGCGCCAGTGCGGCAAGACGTTTACCAGCACGCTGGAGCTGGCGCTGGACTGTGCGCGTGCCGAGGCGGCGGGCCAGCGCCGGCGCTGGGTGATTTTGAGCCGGGGCGAACGCCAGGCGCGCGAGGCCATGAACGAGGGGGTGAAGCTGCACCTGGCGGCGCTGTCGGCCGGCTTCAAGGCCTATGACTATGAGTGGGAGCCGGGCATCAAGGCGCTGGAGGTGGAGCTGCCCGGCGGCAGCAAGATCACGGCGCTGCCGGCCAACCCGGATACGGCGCGGGGCTTCAGCGCGAATGTGCTGCTGGATGAGTTTGCGTTTCACCAGGACAGCCGGGCGATCTGGAAGGCGCTGTTTCCGGTGATCTCCAAGCCGGGGCTCAAATTGCGCGTGATCAGCACGCCCAACGGCAAGGGCAACAAGTTTTATGAGCTGATGACGGGCCAGGACGATGGCTGGAGCCGCCATACCACCAATATCTATCAGGCGGTGGCGGACGGCTTGCCGCGGGACATCGAGGAGCTCAAGCGCGGCGCGGGCGACCCCGACCTGTGGGCGCAGGAGTTTGAGCTGCAGTGGCTGGACGGCGCCAGCGCCTGGCTGGACTATGACCTGATCGACAGCTGCGACCACGAGGACGCGGGGCGCCCCGAGCTGTACCAGGGTGGGCCCTGCTTTGTGGGCGTGGATATTGCCAGTGGCCGCGGGCGCGACCTGTTCGTGGTGTGGGTGCTGGAGCAAGTGGGCGACGTGCTGTGGACGCGCGAGGTGATTGCCAGCAACACCATTGGCCCGCTGCAGCAGCCCGAGGTGCTGGCCGATGTCTTCAAGCGCTACCGCGTGCTGCGCGCCTGTATGGACCAGACCGGCATGGGCGAGACGCCCGTGGCCATGGCCCAGCGGCGCCACGGCGCCAGCCGGGTGGAGGGTGTGCTGTTTACCAGTGCCAACAAGCTTCAGCTGGCCACGCTGGGCAAGACGCGCTTTGAAGACCGGCGCATTCGCATTGCCGCCACGCCCGAGGTGCGCGCCGATCTGCACAAGCTGCAGAAGGTGGCCGGCCCCACGGGCACGCCGCGCTTTGTGGCCGATGCCGATGGCAGTGGCCACGCCGACCGGGCCTGGGCCTGCTTTCTGGCACTGAGCGCGGCCGAGCAGGTGCGCGCGCCCATCGACTTCACCCCCGCGCCGGCGCTCCCGCGCGGCTTCGACAACCTCGGCGCGGCCGGTGACCAGGACGAGGACTACTTGCGCCTGGTCGAGTCGCGCACCACCTGGTAGATCTCGCCATGGCAACTTCACGCATCCTCGGCCCCGATGGCCAGCCCATCCAGATGCCCGATCTGCAAGAGCCGCAAACATCGCGGCTCTTGCACTTGCAGCGCGAGCTGCAGTCGCACCCGACGCGTGGCCTGACGCCCTCGCGCCTGGCGCAGATCCTGGACGCGGCCGAGACCGGCGACCTGGTGGCCCAGTTCGAGCTCTTCGAAGACATGGAAGAGAAGGACGGCCACATTGCCGCCGAGATGGGCAAGCGCCGCCGCGCCTGCGTGCTGGACTGGGACGTGGTGCCGCCCGAGGGCGCCGACGCCGCCGAGAAGAAGGCCGCCGCGCAGCTGGGGGAGTTGCTGATGGAGCTGCCCGACTTCGAGGACATGGTGTTTGACCTGACGGACGCCATTGGCAAGGGCTACGCCTGCCTGGAGATCGAGTGGCAGCGGCTTGAAGGCTACTGGGTGCCCAAGACCCTTACGCACCGCCCGCAGTCCTGGTTTACGCTGCACCGCGGCTACCGGCAGGAGCTGCGCCTGCGCACGCTGGACGTGGTGGACGGCGTGATGGGCCAGCCGCTCAGCCCCTTTGGATGGCTGACCCATGTGCACAAGGCCAAGAGCGGCTACCTGGAGCGCGCGGCGCTGTTCAGACAGCTGGTGTGGACGTATCTATTCAAGAACTACAGCGTGGGTGACCTGGCGGAGTTTTTGGAGATCTACGGCATTCCATTGCGCATTGGCAAGTACCCGGCCAGCGCTACCGAGAAGGAGAAGGCGACGCTGCTGCGTGCGCTGGCTTCGGTGGGGCACAACGCGGCCGGCATCATCCCCGAGGGGATGTTGATCGAGTTTCAGAACGCGGCCACGGGCGACCCCAAGGCGTTCGAGCTGATGATGAGCTGGTGCGAGCGCAATCAGTCCAAGGTGATCCTGGGCGGCACGCTGACCAGCGGCGCCGATGGCAAGGCCAGCACCAATGCCCTGGGCAATGTGCACAACGAGGTGCGCAAGGATCTGCGCGATGGCGACATTCGCCAGCTGAACGCCACGCTGACGCGCGACCTGGTGTTTGCCGTGGCCTCGCTCAACGGCCTGGCGGCGGGCGGGCTGCGCCGCTGCCCGCAGTTTCGCCTGAAGACGCAGGAAAAGGAGGACTTGACTGCCTTCAGCCAGGGCCTGCCGGCGCTGGTGGGCATGGGCGTGCGCCCGCCGGTGGCGTGGGTGCATGAGAAGCTGGGCATTCCCATGGCCCAGGGCAATGAGCCGGTGCTGGCGCCGCAGCAGGGAGCCATGCCTGGCATGCTGCCCTCGGCCTTGGCCGCTGCTACGGCGCAGTGGACGGCATCCACCGCGCCCACCGTGCCGCCGCCGCCCGTGCAGATGCTGCCGCGCCTGGCGGACGACCTGGCCCCGGCCGTGGGCGCATGGATCGACCAGGTGCGCGAGCTGGTCATGCGCGCGCGGTCGCTGGACGAGATCCGCGACGGGCTGGATGCGCTGCTGCCCGACATGACGCTGGACCAGTACGCGGCGGCGATGGCCGAGGCCCTGCGCGCGGCCGAGATGGCCGGCCGCTATGAGGTGCTGCAGGAGGCTGGGGGCCTCAATGGCTGATGCCGCCTATGGCTCGCTGCCGTTCAAGGAGCAGGCGGAGTTCTTCCGGCGCAAGCTGAATCTACCCACCGATGGCTGGACGGATGTGCGCCTGCATGAACACGACTATGCATTCGTCGTGGCGGGCGCCAACCGCGACGCCATCGTGGCGGACTTTCGTGCGGCGGTGGAGAAGGCCATCGCGGGCGGATCCACGCTGGAGGACTTTCGC